CTCAAGCTCATTACCCATGTGTTGTGCTTGACACCAGCACTCAACTACACACCACACCATCTCATTCTTGAGGGTGGAGATAGTAGAACCAGTGTCAACAAAGTTCTTCATAGAGAACCCGCAATCGTTGAGGTAATCGTAGATCTCATCCTCATACTCATCGAAGAACTTCTCAGTCTCGGAGTAATAGATGAAGCCAGAGACACCTCCGGCGCAGCCGTGTTCGGCTACGTCCTTGATCTCATCTGCATCGGTGAAGCGAGCAGCGAGAGCGGTGTGCATGTTGGACATGTTGTATGTGAAGCAAGTGAACGTAAGTGTAGCTTGTAGGCTACAGGAAAGCGTCGGATAAGTGACGCTTAAGTGTAACCAACAGGACTGAAGATCAGACGAGTTGAAGATAAGAAGTACGCTTAGTGTTAACGCAGTTCTTGTTAACCCAGAACCCAAGCGACATGTTGGGATTGAGCAACAGGTTCATGATAGCCCGGCGGCTAACGTTGGTGTACTCATACTCGTAGCCGTTCTCAAACGTAACGTAGGCAACACCGTTGAACGGGTCAACCTGCAGATACGAGACAGCATCAGAGGTACGAGGAGCAATGTTGAAAGTAGGCATGTTGTGAAAGTGTAATGATGGAATGTGTTGCGACCTTGCGAGCTAGCGAGCTACCTCTGTGATCGCAATGACCATAGCCCGACTCAAACGGGCAGCCTGTCGGTGCAGGGCATGGCCGGTGCCTTGAGCATACTTGTAAGGCGCCTGAGGCTCGGCGCCAGGCGAGTGGCTACGAGCCACTGTGACGTGTCTACCACACCTCCCGGTCAAGTACCCATGCCGGTCGTCGCTGCCTACCGGTTGCTCCGGAAGCGGTGTGCTTATGCAGTTGTCAAGGTTCGGCGAGGTGGTGAGTGGTGATTGAAGATCGAGACTCTCCTCCCCCTTAACAGGGAGAGTCGAGATCAAGATCATCAACCACTCATCCAAGGGTCATCATACAGCCTCTGGAGCCGGTTGAGCGGTGGACAGTCGGTTGAAGTGGCACAATGGTGGTGGATGACTGGCGTTAAACCGTTGCAGCGCAGTGGTTATAACCGTTGCTTATCGGTCTCATCAGCAGTGCTAATGAAGGCGCAACAGATCGCACCAGATTCTAGGCAGGCCAGGCGGTTTCAGCCGGTCAAGCACGGTTCAGAGCCAGCCCACCACCCGTTGTGCGCGGGTTACTACGGGCGAGGGCGGGCGTTGCACCGGCGCTAAGCGGGCATGGGGGCGGGTTACAACGCGCGTGCGCCTACGGCCACCCCCACACGGGGGTTGTGCGCCCCGCCGTATCCGTTAATAGACCAGAAAGATTTTTGTCGGATTTTATGAGACCCCTCTAGAAGCCTCTGTATCGCGTTCTACCCCTTCTAAGCCCTCTCTATACCAAGGAGCGGTTAAACGCAGCTCAGAGACGCTTAAAGACCCCTTTCCGGGCTGTTCTGTGTAAATAGGAGTCACGTAATCAGGTTCAACCGCTTTAACCTCAGCATGAAACTGCTTAATAGCGGTGTCTAAATCGGTTTTAATCCGATTATCAATCACCCATTGTTCAATCCAGACAAGCAGGCCAAGCAGCAGGTGATCAAACCAAGGGATGCCTTGTTTCCACGTCACATAGAGTGTGTGGAACTCATTGAGTTTTAGTTCTCTCATTAAGTTGCTCCAGTTCAGCGGCGATGGCGAGGAGTTCACAACGAATGTCGTCTCGTGTCCAAGCATCAGGATCGCTACCTTTTAAGTCGTCATACGGGACCACTTGATCGGCAGCAGCTCTTAAGACAGCAGCAGCCGTAAGGTGGTCTTCGATTGGTGCAAACTGGTAGGCATCCAGAATTGCTTGTGCAGCAGGTGAAAGATCAGACATAAAGAAAATTACTCAGTTAACCAAGTAGAAAGGGCACGAATAAAAGCAGTCATCTGTCCACTTTCAATTGCCTCAGTGACTGTAAAACTGTCGCTTTCTGGTCCCCACCAAAAGATGGCAAACTCATCAAGATCATCGTCTGACAATTCAGTCATCATTCCACATAGCCTCACAAACATTAGGAAGGTGTTGATACAGCAGGTCTTGTACTTGACCAGCTATCTGTGCATGTTCTTTTTGAGTACCATGAGCAGTCCGTAGGTCACAGTAATGCAACCAAGACCGAATGGTTCCATTCATGTACATCTTCGTTGGAGCTGCCAAAGGAAGCACATCTCTTGCACACTCCTTAGCAATGCCAGCATCAACCATATCAGTGTAAAGCCGGTAAGCATCCAGGTAATGTTTATTGATTTCAAACTCAAACTTTTTAGCTAGCACCTCATCCAAGTTATCAATACTATTCTGACGATTCTTTAGGTCTTGAGTTCTAAGGTTAGGTACTTGAGGTATTTCATTTACCCGTGCATACCGCTGACTAAACTCTTGAAAGCTAAAGGAGCGATGCCTAAGGATCTGTGCAGCTATACTTCTAGTAGTTTCTATTCGTACACACATGTTCACCATTTCAAACGGTGACCAATGTTTGTGTTCAATAAGGTATCTAATTAACTTAGCACTTGTCTTAGTGTTGTTTTGATTAGATGGGTTAGAAACTCTAGCCATGTAAGCTATTAGTTCTTCTGCATCGGGTGTGATGTGGATCAGTTGAACGCAGTGAGACAAAGGTTGAACGGAGTGGGTGGTACTCATTAAGTTAGACAGACAGTAGTAAAACGGAAATAACCGTATTTTGTTTAATGGGGAGGAAAAATAAAACCTTATTCGGTTTACCGTAGAAAAGAAGAGGGAGATTTTTGATTGTCTCCCTCAACACAGGAGTCGGGTCCACCCTCCCTTCCCCTGTATAAGTCAGGGACCTGTCAAATCCAAGTCATAGACTGACCTTTAGAAAACCCTCTTGCTTGTCTTTTTTGGTCTAAGGACATACCCAGTACAAGATGGTTTGTCTCAGATTGAGGGTCGTCAATAAATGCTGTAAGCATGTCGTTCCACTCTTCCATTTTACGTTGTTTTACCGTTTCTTGGGCAGAGATACCCATAGCATCGGTAAAGTACTTAACGCCTTGTGCAAGAGAGTCAAGACGGTCGTCGTGTTTAATAGCAAACTTTTCACGACACATGCGACTCATTTGGTAAAAGAGCATGTACAGCAGTCGTTTCTCCGGTGGGTCATCTTTGTTACTGTTGTAGTCCCACTCAACAACACCACGATCAATAATGAGTCGGTGTTGGTTCATGATGGGTTCAAGAGCATCAATGATGCGTTCTTCTTTACGGACGTTAGCTCTTACTTCTTCAATACCGATATTCTGTTTAGTTTGCTGGAGATGTTTACGGAATAGTTCGGAGACGATACCGTCACCAAAGTTTGTCTCAATAACAAGGTTGGTAACGTTGTACTTTTTACAACCCCTGAGAATGTCTAACAAAGTGTTGTCGGAGTAACCATCCCGGTAAGAACGGATCTCATGAACGTACAAGAAACCGTTGCGTTGACTTATGTAGGTGGCAGCTGTTTCGTCAGTGCCTCTACCTGACGGGTCCACGCTGCAGATTGTCTCAGTGTACGGACCCCACTCTCCTTGAAGCTGCATCGGGGAGTAGAAATAATCACCCGGTAGGCCAACCGTAGGCAGATCCTTGAGCACATTACGAGGATCACTGCACCACACAACAGAATCCGGCGCTTGAGTCGGGTTAACGGAGGTAACGATAAGGTCTTGGAACTTAAGTGGGAACTTTTCTGCATCGCTAAGACTCGTATCAAGCATGAACTGGAGCATAAAGTTGCTCCTACCCATTGCTGCTTCACGTTCAAGTAGATCTTCGTCTTGGAAACGATCTGGATCTGTTACTGACCACGGTTCAGCACCGTTATCAATGTCTTCTTGAAGTTGAGGAGCAATTAATCCTTCGTAGTTTGACAGTTTACGAGGTACTCTTGCAGGCCAAACAAACGGTCGATAGTTACGTTCGGCTAGTTTACGGTAAATGGTAAAAGTAGTCTGAGGTGTACCAAGGTACATAATGCGGGAATCACTTTTAGGAGTAAGAATTGATTCGGCTTCTGTACACAGTTGCAGGAGTTTTTCTCGCATCATTTCAGTCATTGAGTTACCAGGAACTTCAATGTCATCAAGAATCATCAAATCAGCACGAGAACCAGTCAACTGACCGGTAATACCAACGGATTTAACGGATGGTGCTTGGTGTGGACTGCAGTTAACATCAAAACTAATACGAGACCACCGGGCATCATCTGACTTCGGTCTAAGATGTACTAGCCACGGTGTCTCAATGATCAATTTCTGTAGGAAGATTGACATGTTATCTGCCCGTTCCTTTGAAGCGGAGATAATCATGATCTTCTTTTCGGGATTATTAAAAAGTGTCCAAAGAACAAAGGCACCAGTAATCCACGATTTACCTACACCACGAAACGCTTGGATCTGTAAACGCTTTGGACCGTGCTGTAGATAGTCAGCAATAGCGTATTGAGCACGTGTCGGTGAAGGTAGATCGAGTTGTCCCCAAAGGGCTTGTAGAAATAGCTTAAAATCCTGTTGAAGGGACTCTAACACGGAGTCCCCTCTAGCAGCGTCTGTACGGCGTTTTACGGGCATAGATGGTAGATTGTACCTAAAGGTGGTTTAAGGGGTGTTGTAGGGGCTTGTAGGTGCCTCTCAGCGTGTATAAGGCAATTTGCCAAATCGAATGGAAGCTCCAATGTATTGAAGTTCGTTTAAAGCACGCCTACCAATATCTGTTTGTGGATCTGCTTTTAAACCGGGTACAACAGTAGCTGCTTTATTAACAGCTTTTTCTACAAAAGACCCAGGTTTACCTTGTTCAAACAATGCTGCTCCGGTTGCAACAGCAGCTGCAGGCGTAGCTACACGTGCTACAGCGGGTGCAGCCTTTAAAGCAGAGCCAACAATGTTGCCAACAGCAGCACTTGTTGCCAGTCGTGTACCAGCAGTTTTAACATCTCCTTTAAGGACTGCTTCTTGCGTTGTTTTATCTGTCAAAACATCAAGGCCCGCACCCAAAGCAGACATACGTTTGTTTTGCATTAACGACTTGTACGCTTGCGTACCAAGACCTGCGTTAAATTCTATTGTTCCAGGTGTTCTAGAAGTAAGTCCTGGTAAGTTTTTAATTGCTTCAGTAAATGCTTTCTTAGGCTCAGCACCTAAAGCAATATCTAACCCAGGAAGTGTAGAAGGATCAACCAAAGAGTCAAAATACTGGCGAGGAATAACCCTTAGTTCTCCAGTAATTTCATTAACCGTAGGAACAAACGGTCTACCGGCTTGGGTATTGTACTTTTCAAACTCAGTTTTTTGAGCTTCAAAGAATGGATCACTTTTGCTGAGGTTATCCGGATCACCAGGAGGTTTATCGGTGGTTTGCCAATAAGGATCACTAAGCTGAACATTATGTTCAAAGATAGGTTTAGCACCACCTGTACCGTATTGAACCAAAGTGCTTTGAGCTTCTTTAGCAATCTCAGCTTTAAGCGCTTTTCTTTGTGCTTCAGCAGCCTCTGTCGTGGTTACATCCCGTTTGGTTCTGAGTTCATCTGCCTTACCACGGTGTTGCTGACGTGCAGAACGATCTTTGCGTTTGACATTACCTTTGTCAAATTCAATTTTAAATTCCTCAGGACCAAACTCTTTTGGATAACCCCAATCTCTAATCATTTGGGCAGCACCGTATTGCCCTTTGACGTATTCTGCGTTAGCCTTTTTTTGCCAGTCAGCCCATGAAAGACGTTTGTCAGCCATAAAGAAAAAAAGCCGCCCCGGCTTGGAGCGGCACTATCGTTTAATAAGGAAGATGCTTATTTAAGGTTCTTACGCTTCTTTTTATTGTACTCTTCGGTTTTAGCGGTAACCTTAGAGGTGTCCATTTCTTTACCTTCCATCTTGGTAGACGGAGTGTAAACATCCATGGTCTTATCAAACTTGCTGCCAATCTTCATGGCTTTGTTAGCTTGAACAGCAGCACGGTGCTCTTCCAACGTACGATACCGGCCTACAGACAGCCCTTTGGTATCGGAAGGATCACGATAGGTGGATGCAGTTGAAGCAGGTGCCTTAGGCTTTTCAGCAGGCTTAGCAGCGGGAGCTTTAGTAGCAGTGGTAGGCTGTTGAGCTGCACGCATAGCCGGTTTAGCCGGTTGCTTTTCAGCAGGAGTTGGCCGACGAAACTCAGGATCAGACTTACCTGCTTCTACTTTAGGAGTACGTGCTTCATCAGCAGTAAGCTGTTTGCTTTTAACGGGGTTCTTAACACGAACACGTTGAGGTGCACCCCCAATGGTTTCCCCTTTAGATGCTGCCCCTTGAGCACCGGTTTGTTGGCCTTTTTGACCAGGTTTGGCACGCATAGAAGCGGCATAGGCTTCTTCACGTTGTTTCTGCAGCATACGCTGCCGTTTACGTTGAGCTTCGTTTAAAGCTGGCATAATTAGTTAATGTGTGAAAGGATTAGATTCTCTCTTGGCGTTATACCGAATGTGCTTCTCATCCATTGTAGCCAGTTGCTACTACCTTTTGCCTGATTACACTCCCAACAGCTGGGTACAAGATTTGATGTAAGGTCTTCCCCACCAAGACAGCGAGGACGTACGTGGTCAAGTGTAAGTTCATGTAATTCATAAGTTTCTCCACAATAAACGCATTGACAGTTGAAGTGTTCCTTAATGGCTCTTCTCCAGAGCCGTTTTGCTTCTGGACTGGTCATGGTTATTAGGTTTTGGAGGTAGTGATCAGGCGTAGGTAGTAACGGGGTCATGCGTACTTTTGATTAGTACGTGGTCTACGTCGGTTAGTAGCGGGCTTTTCCAGCTTCCCTTTATCAGGTCCGGTATGAGATGCATCCATCCCATCACCATTACCATATGTGCCAAGTTTTCTATTTAGTTTGTTAGCAGCAGTACGGATCTTTAAACCGTTGTTGGTTTTGTTGTACTTTGATTGCTGCTTTTGTCGGCGCTGTCGTGCCTTCGGGTTCTGTTTGTAGTACTCAGATGTGCTTTGAGCCATAGAGCCTCCGTTGCACCATTTCAGGATCTACTTTAGGCATCACAGACGCCAGTTTATCAAGGGGATTGCCGTCATAAGCAACCCCACTGATGTCGTTTTTAGCTAGCCAATCACACGCGGCTTTAAGGTCTTGTGTACTGGCTTCACCGGATTTAATGCGTTGGAGGAACTCAGTTGTTACGAGGTTATGAAGCTCGTTAAACATGTCCTCCGAGGCTTTCTTTTTATTAGCCATGACGCAGTGCAATTTGATCTAGTTTGTTTTCGATCCTGATCATGTGATCTTCCATTTTTTGAAGAGCAGCAGTCAGTTCTTGACGTGGGACGTATTTTTCCGCAATGCGAAGTTCAAGGCCATCAATGCGCTTATCAATCACATCCATACGTGCGGATGAACGGCCGTTGAGAGCAGCAACTCCTCCTCCAACGCCAATAATGAGAGAGAAAACTCCTGTAATGATTGCTTCAATCATTCTGCTCCATTAAACGGATAAGTTTTTGGGCATAAACAGGATCGGTGGCGTATCCTTCACGCTTTAGCAGATATGCACAGTCTTCACGGGTGGCTGCACGGTTAACACCTTTGTAGCCTTTGTAATCTTTGTACCACTGGGTAACCAGATGGTTGACGCAATCA